GACGGCTTCGGTGAAGTCCGTAACCGCGCCTGAGGCAACAGCGATGGTCGTGTTGGCGGCTGCGGTGAGGCGTCCCTGGGCGTCTACCGTGTAGTTCGGGACCTGCGTAGCGCTGCCATAGGAACCGGCGGTGACAGCGGTATTCGCAAGATCAATTGTGACAGATCCTGTGGTGCCCCCTCCGGTCGTTCCAACTCCCGCCACAACGGCCTGTATGTCCCCGCCGCAGTCGACCCACGCCGAGCCGTTATAGAAGTAGAGGGTTGCGTTGCCAGTGTTGTAGTAGACCTGACCCGCGACGGGAGACCCCGGAGCGCTGGCTAGGTTCTCTATACGAGCCTTAACCAGTTGGTTCTGGTTGAGGTCTACGTTTACCAGATACTTAGGCATCTACCGCTCCCGGGCTGCAAAAAAGAATCGTCCTACCTATGAAAGATACGCCTTTCCACCGAAGGACTGTGCGAAGGTCACGACAAGGGCGTTGTCGTTCGTATAGTCAACATCTCCGAAGCACAAAGTGTCTGACGTATCCACCACCGCGACGTTCGGCTTGTAGCCGAGACTGTGCGTAATCGACCATGTTGTGGACGGAGATGACTGGTCATGGGTGTATTTCGACCTATTACGGACCTCTTCAATCGCCGCCTGCACCGTCGTTGCTGTAATCCCGCTAGCAGCCTCGAATGAGATACCCCCAGCAGAGGTGCTGGCGCTGTCGACGTAGGCCTGAGTGGCATACGAGTAGGTGATGATTGGTGTAACGGCAGGTGTTATATCAGCGAGGTCCAGCGTCGCCCCGTTAGAGGCGCTGGGGACCTCAATGCTGTACTTGTTCTGCCCCGCACCGTCGATATTCTCCGTGACCTCGTAAGTCACACCTGTAGGTTGAGTCGTCGAATCGTCAGTAGCGGTGAGGTTCACGCTGATCGAACCCGACCCATTGAGAGTCCCGGTACTCAGCGTTGGAGCGATGATCTGGTTGTTCGACGAATCCTGCATGGTCGTCGAAGCAATGAAGGTCACGTTTCCCGTCGCGGCCGTGGAGTTATCCGCCTGGAGAAACGTGCCGGTTACGGCGATAGTTGTGAAGGCCATTAGTTCGAGTGGGTCACAGTGACGACGAGGGAGTGATGACAAACATTATCTGGTACCTCTGCCCGACGGTTCACATTCGCGACCCTACATCTGAAGATCGTCTTATCTGCTCCTGACAAATTAACCCCATCGACGGCCGTCATCAGTGATTCAATGAGGTCAACGTCCTCGGAATCCAGGTTCTGCCAGAGGCTCACGTTCATCGTCTTGTTCCGCGCCAGGACGACCGCGTCACCCTGCAAGGAGGGGGTTCGGTCTAGGTCGTCCTCGAATGTGATGAACGGGTAAGCGGTGGAATCAGGCGCTATATCTCGAAACACCTTCGTTGTAACACCAGAGATGTTGGCGTTGACGATCGCTGTTCTGACGGCTGAGGATACGCTGGCCATGGTTACCTAAACTGCTCGCGGAAGAAGATCGTGTGCATGGGAGCCGTCCTGGCCGTCTGTGCAGCCTGTATTTCGGCGGCGATAAACGCTCCCTTGGCTATGTTGTGGACCTGATTTTGCATGTCAGCACTCATCACGGTCGGCATCCAGGCGGGGCGGGCCGCCACCGTGTACCTGCCCGACGGGCCCGGGTAGCCACCTTCCTCCAGTTGTGCGGCGTAGTCGAGGTACGAGAAAATTTCAATAGCGGTCTTTCCAAACCCCTTCATCATCATGCCCCCAGGACCACGGACGGGGAGGCTGGAAACAATGAAATCTACACTGTCGTAGAGTTTCCCAGTCTGGTAAGCGGGTGGGTCGCCCTCTTGGGAGGCCAGAACAACCTTCCCGAGTCTCTTGTGATAATACGAACGGCCCGACCCAAAACTACTGTAGAGGTTCTGGATAGTTTGTTTCCACATGCCTCCAATCGTCATTCCAGCGCCCTTAAGCCCCAGGGAACCGCCGTTAAAAACATGGAGAGCATTGGCCATAATCATTGCCTGAATGCTCCCTGGCTTGAAACCACCAGGAACCGGTGCTGACATTGAATACTTCGCCATGGGCTTTGCCATCAGGTCTTCGCCCCCAGGAGAAACAGACGAAGATGTGACGGGGTGTGTTGAATCCCCTCAATGTCATATGTGCCATTTAGGAACGCGTTGAGCCCAGCAACAACGATCTGGTCGTCGTCACTGATGGTCGTCGAGAGCGGAACCCACGCAACCGCGTCGGGCTGGTACGTCCGCTTACCCCCGTCAGTGTTCTCGGCAGCGTTGCTGACAGCAACTCTCCCCTTCACTGTCGTATCCGAATTAGCATAAGAAACCTGCCCCTCGATGTCGACCGTGGGGGTGCGGCTCCTAACCGTAAGGGAATGGGACCCGCCGCGCATCAGTAAACCCCTCTGCGCCGGTACCTCCTGACCCATTTCAGGTCTTGGTCGGTGAATCCAGCCATGCCATCATTAGCAAAGGTCATATCAACACCCTCAGCCGACAACCTCTTGAGACCCTGGGCATCGGCGAGAACCTGCGACATCTCACGAGACGAGACGCGAAGCATCAGCGCCTCCAACTGCTGTTGGTCAGACGAAGACATGCCCGCCGTGTAGGTGACCAGGGCGCTCGTCCCAGGCGTGGTGGCGAGTATCCCGTCGATGCCCCACGGGTAAATGTCGAAATCGCTTATGGTCTGCGCTACTTCTGACCCGAGTGTGCCGATACTGAGGCCGGTGACAGAAATAACGGGGTATTCCTTGAGAAAGATTTGGCGTTGGTTCCTCTGGAGCAGGTGTTTTTCACCACTGACGGCCTGACCGGCCAGAGCACGACCGAGAACTCGCGACAATTCGCGCTCTAGTACACCGATCATCGTATTAGCGGCTGCCTGCTCACCTGTGGTGAACGTGCGGTTCATGTAGGTCGCAAGGTCTTGGTAAGTGATGATCGCCATGTGCCTAGCCTATGCTCTCATTGGGACGCGGGCGATTAGGCTTCGCCCTTCTCTAGCATCCTCTTTGCACGGAGAATAAGCAAACGCTCTCGGGTGCTTTTCCCACCCCAAATACCATACCGCTCGTTGTTCTCAAGGGCGTATTTGAGGCATTCAACAACCACCGGGCATCTCCCACACATGGCCTTAGCAGCCCGCAGCGCCTCAGTGTCCCCCGGAGAAGGAAAGAATATTGCTGAGTTTTCTGCTTCCTTACAAAGACCCTGACGCTGCCATTCGGGACGCTCTATAGCGATGATTCGATCGTCGCTGATCCACCCCGCCGATTCGGCTTTGGGTATTGGTATTTCTTCTCCGAGTGGCACCCATACATTGTCTCATATGGGTGGGTGTAATCAGGCCGTACAGTCCTGCATGAGCGTGATCCTGACTACAGCATCTTCGCGATTGGGGGCACGATCAACGTGGCTAACCGAAATTGTGTCCACGGGCAATTCCACCATATTGGCTAGATCGTCCTTGGTTAAATAGATGGCAATAGTCTTATAGTGATCTGTAACAAGTACCTCAGGCAACGTGATCCTCCCAACAGGCTTTACTGGGATTCCAATGATGAACCCCACTGGTATAAAACAACCACGCCGCAACGGCGACGTTGGCTCGCCCGTTAAACGGGTCGTAATCGGCCCACCCAGCCTTCTCGGAGCGCTCCACCCAGTATTTGGCGAGATGCTGGAACCAGCCAATCGCCAAGGCCGACGACACTTCGAGTGACCCGGTGTCCCAACTCCGTCCGCTGGACTCACAGAAGACGATCCTCTGAGCGAGCACACGGTCCTCAGGCAGGAAGTATTCGTTGATAAGCGCCCCTAGCGTCGGGAGTTCGTAGTGTTCGTCACCCGGCAGGCAGCCGTGGGAGCACGGTGTCGGAGTTTGACCGATCTCGGGGTAGAAGTGGTAGATGGCAGCCGTCGAGCCCCCCAGGGCGGCGATGTGGGCGCGTCGCGTGTTCGGGCCGTAAACACCATCAACGGAGGCCATGCCAAGCAATTCCTGGAGAGCCGTGACATCCTGGCTTCTCTCGTAGTAGCGGTATTGTTGACCAATCAGATTAGGAATCGGAAATTGCTGACTGGGAGAATATTGCAATGTTGTGGGTACTACATCGCGTGAATCTCTGGTAGTGGACAGGACGCGCTGCAATGTGCGCGCCCTGCCCATCACCACCGGATCAGGCGGTTCTTGGATGGGTACCGAAGTGTCCTCGACCTGATTGTCGGATACGGGGCCGGGCGCTGCTTGAATGGGCACCGAGTCTGGTTGGGCCTGGCCCCGAGTTATTCTGAAGGCTTCTGAGAAAGTGGATTCGCTGACCTGCCCTATCACCCGCGTATGACAAGACCCGAGCAGGAGGAGACAGGACCCAATCAGGCCAACCACAACACGCGGAAACCAGCGTATGCCTTCTTTCATGGGTCCCATAGCCTCCTGGCAGGTCTTGTGAGGCCAAGTGTTGTGGCCTCAAGCGGATGTAAGTGTTTCCAGTCATGGTGCGCTCGGCATAGCACCTGACAGTTGTCAGGGTCTAGCCAATCGCCGCCCCTCCCTCGTGGGATAACTTCGTCCACATCGAGGGGACCCCAACATTCTACGTCGTCCACAAGGTGTTTAGCAACACATTTGTACCTATCGCGTTCCAGGACTTCCTCCCGGACGCGCTTGCGGATACCGAGTTCCGCCCTCCGCTTCTGGCTCATAGGGTTCAGCGGCTTCTTTCGGCGGGGCGGTCCAGAGCGCTTCACAGATAGACTGCTTCCGTGGGCATCATTGGGTACCTCCTACTAGCGTCTGTCGCTGTCATCGCCGTCCTAGTGTCGGCGGCTTGTTATGCGCTTCGCTTTGATTGGAAGATTAGGAGAGCGATAGCCCTCATGGAAACGCTGCCACAACCCGACGAGGCAGCGAGAGAGGCTCTAGTAGGCCTTCTTGTTGAACTCGGCGACGACCATTTGCCGCTCAGCAGGAACGGTCACCTTCGCCTCAAGGGTCGGTGAGCCTGCCGACTCGATCGGCAGCACCTTGTACTTCCTGGCGATCTCTGGGGTGATTCTTTCACCCTTACGCGCCAAGAGAAACTTCGTCCCGTCTTTCGCTTCCTCGTAGAGGTCGCGGTCTAGAACAACGGTTCGACGCATCTCTGGCCCTATGCCGCCTTCTTTGTTCTCCATGGAGGCATTGTACCCACAAATAAAGAGGACCGGGCCGAAGCCCGGTCCCCTTATTTGTTCAAGCCCTTAGTAGGGCTAGAGGTGGCTTAGATGCCTGTGACGATGCAGAAGGACTCAGTCCGCTTCACAGCGAGAGCAATCCGCTCTTCGGCGAGGATCGCGATGGCGTTCCTCACGAAGAAGTCCGAGTGGTTCTCGGAAACTCGGATGCTGCCTTCCATGCGGTCGTAGAGAGTCGCACCGATGCCGAAGGAACCGACAAGGGCGGTTCCTACAGTGATCGCAGCGGACTCAACAACCGGAAGACGCCAAATCCGTGCCTCGGCACCCATGGCGATCGAAGCGACAAGCATGTGACGTTCGTCAGCATCCTTCTCAAGTTCGATCTGCTCCATGTCAGTCGGGTGGATGACCATGCCAGTTGCCTCGTAGTAAGCGAGAGCAACCTTGGTGATCGACTTACGGATCGCGTCGACCCGTGTATCCGAACCCAGTGCCTGCACCTGCACGCCAGCGTTTGTGATACCCGTGAGGTTGGTGCCGGTACCGTCACCGTTGAGGATTTGGTCATCCTCGGTAAGACGGAGGCCGTACAGCAACTCGTTGTCAACGATGCCCCGCATTGCGGGCTCGTCAGCAAGCACGTTCCGGTGAGCAACTTCGTAGTGACCGATGTTGCGAACCGGAGCCTGCGCGCCAGCGATGGTCAGCGTCGACTGTGGGTAACTGGTAAAGGTCTCGGGTGATCCCGAACGCTCCGACGTAGTGGCGGAGTTGTTCGTGAAGCCGGTGACCCGGAAGTATTCAACCAAGTTGGTTGAAGTCTGCTGAACGTTGAACAGGTCACGCACGCGAGCAGCACGGTGGGCGCGTTCCACGATCGCATCCCGCTGCGGGGTACCGAACTGAGCCGGTGTCCCACTGGGGAGGGTCGTGTAAACGTCCTTGCGCTGCCACATGCCACCAAGGTCGCCCTTGACGGAATATGGAACGTGCATGGTGAGGCCATTCTGGCCTCCGTTCAAGTATTTGTATTCGTCTGAATCGACGAATCCCTGGCCGACGCTAGAAGCAGTAATCTCTTTGGCTTCCTGAACGACCTCGGGCTCATGGGATGCAGAAGCCCAGTCCTGCATCTCCTGGTGCCCTTCCAGGGCTTCGATCTGCTCGCGCAGTTCGCGTGCCTTGGCAAGGTTCGTGCGGAATCCTTCGATGTGCTTCGCTTCGACCTGGATGTCAGGTCCACCCTCTTCACGGGTCGCCTCAGCGTGATTGACGATTGAGTCATTCTCGCTAAGGGTGTCGCGGAGGGCGGCCTTGAGTTCCCGCAAGTGGGAATCAGTGACTGCCATTAGGTCTACCTCGTGTATGTAGATGGATGGGTGTACACGAGGTAAGCACCCCGCTGTGTTTATTGTTACACGCCTGTGCGTGTAACAGCAGCAGGGTCAATCAGAAGCGAACGGTTCGTCGTCGTCCTCGTCGAAGTCGGGCAACATTTGTGCAGGATCGAACACCGTCTGCCCCGCGTATGTGACGCGACTTGGCCAACTTAAACGCTTGAGTTGATTAGAAATTGAATCCAGGGCAGAGGCTGCGATTTGCGGGGGGACCGAACCTAAATCGACATGGTTTGGTTCGCTGGGGTCATCGAGTGAAAGTACGATCGTAATGACCGGGAAATGCTTAGCCTGGGGAATGTCATCGTCAAATGTGAACTTAGGTACTTCTGGCTCGGTAGTAAGTTCCTCTAAAGATGGCTTCCCCTCTGGAGATGGGGACGAGTTCGACATCGAAGTTACCGTCACCTTCCTCGTATGTGACAACAGCCATTCCCTGCTGCCAGTCTTCCACTGCGTTCACCGGCCGACCATGAGGGTCCGTAGAGCCCTTTGTGGATGGCACGGCACCGTCGATTCTACACAAACAGCCGGGGGAGGCCGCCAAACTGCGCTTTGCCCCCTCGAATGTGCGCCTAGTCTTGTGCTGTAACTCAATGCGGTGGATATGACCGTGGATGATGCTCGTGCGTTCGTCGTCCACTACCGCTGCGACTGTTGAGCCACGGCTCCTGGTGATGTGACCGTGGATGCACGCCAGATTCTGATTGATCCAGTAAATCCCCGCTGGATACCCCCCCACATACTCGACATTCAGATGATCCTCGTTGAGTCTCAGTAGATAGGGGACCGACATAACCGGCCAATCGTCTGGGGCTTCGGCACGCTTTAGATGTAGAGCGGCGGCGGTGTTGTTCGTAACAGCCTTCTGGAGACGACGATCATGGTTACCCTCCAAGAGGACAATATGGGCATCGGGTGCGTTCACCCTCTGATCGCACAGGAACCGGTGGCCCCTGTCGACCGCCGCTTGTGTCGTCTTGGCGAACGCTGGCTCTTGCTCGAACTTGCCGAACTCGGCGAAGTCAAGGAAATCGCCAAGGTTGACGACCATGTCGGCGTCCAGACCAACGAGGATCTGTATAGCAACGTCCATCGACGCCTCATCGTGGAACGGGTCCAGTTCGCCGTCCTCGTACATGCGAAAACCGATCTGGGGATCGGGAAGAACTACAGCCGTCTTGTACTTAGACCGGGTGGTTTTTGCCTTAACGGGCTTGATCGTGATGGGTGGTGCCTGCTGGACGACCGGCCACTCGGGACCGTCTGCCCACGCTGGGGCGATAACGACCGAAACGCCCCCCAGGTCATGTATCTCGGCTTCGCCCTCGTCGTTCTTGGTTAGGCCCTGCCACTCAGAGATGCGGACCTTCTCAACAGCGCCGATTTCCTCAGGGTCAATTCCTGAACGCTCTAAAAGGTCTGCGATCTTGCCAAGCCTCGACTTGGCAAGTTCCTTTTTGAACGCCTCAGCCACGTTGTCTCAACATGGACCGATAATTACGAACCGCGTTTACCGAGATTTCATACCCGTGCTCATTTAGCACTTCAGACACGCGGACATGCTGGATGTCCTCGTCAATAAGCGCAGCAGACAGAGATTCTCTATCCTCCTGGTCCATAGCATCCAGGATCATTTCAATCCGAAAGCGCTGGTTCTTACGCTTCGGACGGCGCTTCATTTCCTCATAGAGGTCATTCATAAGGGGGCACCCACCATCTTCGGCTGGCGTCACCCTTATTCTACCTCAATCGCCGCCCTTGTAGCGGCAACCCCTATGTCAGGGTTGGTTACTCCCCAAGTTCTGAGTAAGTGATGAGGTCCTGGAACTCCCGGAGTTCCGTCAAGTCCAGCCCCCCGAGGATGTCGTTTGTGGGCTCCGTCTTAGCCTCTTCGGCGTCTTCGGTAGCGACCTCTTCGACCACTTCCTCTGACTTCTCGTCCTCTTCGGCTGCTGGCTCTGGGTCCGCTGCTTTCGGGGCCTTGGCTGGCTTGGCGTCGCCACCTGCCGGGGACCCCGCAACTGCCATCTGATCTGGCGTCAACGTCCCACCGTGGCTGAGGTCTTCAACCACCTCTGGGGCGTCTGCGGCAGCACCTTCGGCCCTCTCTGATGAATCGGGAGCGGTGTTCGAGAAGCCAGGGGCGTCTCCGGCCTTTGCCTCAAGTTCACTCAACTGCTCCGACAGGGTGTTCAACGCCGTAATGGCGTCATTGATAACCGACCCGACCGTAGGTCCATTGGAATCGACCTCAGCCTCAGTCGTCTCTGTGATTTCGGCTTCCTCAGCCATGATGTCCTCCAAACTGGACTTGATTTCAAATAGTTCAGCACCCTTTTCAATAAGGGCGTCTATTTCCTCACCGGCAAACTCTGGGAGTCTGTCCTTGAGTTCCATAACAGCATCCACATACTCATCGCCCTTCAGTTCCGGCGGCTTTTTGCCGTCATCCCTGTAGTGACCGGCGATGTGGTTGTACACGCCCTTACGGTCGCTCCCCCTCAACTTTGTCCCCTTGCGGGCACCGTTGAGAAGACCGAATGTGTTCTGTAGCGCGGACAGGGCGGCCGGGCCGGGCCGTCCGTCGCTACCAACAAAGTGATGGACGAAGGTGTAATTCGTCTTCATTGTGGGGTCTTCACCGTCGATATGGAAGGCAAAAATCTTACTGAAGTACGCCTTGTCGGCCGGGGAACGCATGTTCCTGTAAGCGGTCTTGTCGTACCAGTCCTCGGCCTTGACACCCGTCTTGTGCCTGGCTGTCGGGCCCTTCGTATCCTCGAACTCATCATCACGAGTCTCCGTGATGTCTGGGTCTTCCTTCACGCTCACCGTGCGGGTGCCAGGAGCAGCGCCAAAGAGTACGGGTGAATACTCGTACCATTCAAGTTCCTTGATGTGGCGAATCCCAGTGTCACCCTTCATTTCGGAGCCGCCCTCGGGAACCGAATAGCCAATCGACCATTCCTGCTCCCCACCGAAGAACTTGATGTCCTCATAGGCCTCACGACCGCGTGTGGTGTTGAGGTTGAACTTCATCTTGACCAGCACGCCACCAGCGTCATTCTCCAACAGGTGCTCCGGGAGGCGCCCGTCACCAGGCGACAGTTCAATAGCGCTCAGCGTCTTGGCAATGGGGATCGTCGTATCGTGGGACCAGACACCCTTGGGTACGCGCTTCGTGAGGGTCTGACTGTACGCGCCGGGCTCGATGATGTCTTTTACGTTGTCAACAATGTTGGTGACTGAAACAACGGCCTGAACAGTGCCTTCGGCGTCGTCAACAGCCTTTGCCTCTACGCCAACCTGTTTGGATTCGAGTTCCACGGCATCTCCTAAAGCGGTCCTGGCACCAGATTACGCCGGGTGAACCCCTAAGTGGGCGAGCGTTAAGGTTGGCTATACGACGGCTTCAATAACGCCGTACTCTAAAAGCCCCACAGGGTTGGGGGTGTTGGTAAATAGCATGGTGCAGCGGCAATTCGCTGTCTCGGTAATTGAGGCGCTCTGGTCCCCTGGGTGCATCATGCGATAGCCACCGACGAGGAACGGCTCTGATATGGGCCTGGCCTGGCCATCAGCCCCAACATGGGTAGGCCTTACCTTCTCATCCTCCATAGACAGCCACACCTTGTAGCGGTATCCGGCGGTGATGGCACCGATTCTCTGTCCCTCGTTCACACCATAGACAACCGTGTTGTTCGCTATCAGGCGCGATCGTGTCTTGATCGCTTTCGCGTAGACCTTTTCTATATCTGCGGCTATGGCGTCCGTTGACCGACCGGCGGCGATGCCCTCTGTGATCTTTTCCTCAATCTGTCGACGGGTGGTCATGTTCACTTCGCTGAACCTGGCCAACCCACCGGCAACAGCCATCAGGATTAGATCGTCGTCGTCGTCGTCCTGTTTGGTGCCGGTAATCATGGCAACCTCACGACTCCCGTCGATGAGTAGGGACATGATGAACGTCTTGGCGTCAGCAACCAACTGGCGGTCCCATGTTGGGATGTCCAGGATGTCGTTGACCCCGACAGCAATACCCTTGTTGACCTTCTCGCGCATTTTGCGCGACTTCCACTTCTCTAGGACAACACGGCGTTGCCTCTGAAAGAAGGATGTCATCTGTATTGCTATGGAATCAGCGAGGCGCACCATCTGCTGTTCCTGGCGCCGACGCATGGCATCAGCCTCTTTGCGATCTATCCAGGCTTCCCCATAAGGGAACCCCCAGGGATCATCGAATAAAGGGGCTGTCTCCCTATCCCCCGACTTCTGCTCGTCTGAACCGTTCAGGGAAGCCGCTTCGGGAACAGTCGCTACTGGAGCGGTGGGTGGACTTATGGAAGGCGCCTGTGGTTGTGCCTGCGGCACATCGTCTGGATCAGCGATGGTCGGTGGCTCGAACTCGGTGGAGGGTGATTCGCCGTCGGCGGTCGCCTGTCCAACTGGCATCAGGTTGGCCTGGATGTAGAGAAGGTCCGAACCAACGGGGTCGCGACCGACCTTCTGCCGGTACTCATCAATCGAGATGGCACCGAACTTGAGTTCCTCAAGATGGAACAGCGCTCGTTCGCGTTCGTCACGAGAGAGAATCGCCACATCGTCAAGATTGAACTTGACCGTCAGTTCCTCGGAACCGTCCAGCCTGTCGAACGCTCGTTCGATCAGCATGAGGTGGGGAAGCATTGTCTCCCGCCAGAAGACTTCGAGTTCTGTGTCGGCGTTAGCGAACGTGCGTTCGCTCGCGTTGCCGATGACGGACTCAGGGACACCGAACGCCATAAGGATTTCCTCTTTGGCGAGTTGCTTGGTCTCCGTGTACTGAGCGTCACGCTGCGCCATGGAAGTGTCAATCCATTTAGCCTGCTCAGCCTCCATGATCGTCATGCGCCCCGCTCCACCTAAAGCGGAACCGGTGCTACCAAGGAAACGGCGGCGCAGTTCTTCGGCAGCGTCGTCGTCCAACTCGCCGTTCACCATCAAGATGCCACCGGGGCGGCCGTCGTTAACCATGAAGTTCCGGTTGTAGATACGAGAGTAATAATCAATATCAATCGCCAACCCACACGACTCCAGGGGCGATTGTCCCCTATAGGGATCGGTGGGGTGCGGGATGCGAACCCAAACCACATCCTCGGCCTTAACGATGCGCTCCTTGTTGTTCGGGACCTGCACCGAGTAACCGCTGACGAATTTCTTTGGGTCAGGGATCGGGTATGTCCACGCTGGCGGTAGCAGGTACAGGCCGACCACGTTGTCGAGCCTGTCCTTGACTACCTCGATAAACGCACCGCGCTTGGACAGAAGGACCTGGGACGACAACTGGAACCGGAAGTTGTACGCGTCGTGGTGTGGATTTGCCTTCCTGTTCAGGACAGGCAGTAGGGGGTTATCTACCGGATCATTTTCTTCATTGTGGATTTCAATAGGGAGGCGGGCGGCATTTGCAGCAATCGCATACACGCTCTTGAATACCCAGGTAACGCGGTCGTTGCCTTCCGACACGGCGCGGTCGACATCCCAGTCGTCCTTGTACGCCGTTTTCTTGTCTAAGCCCCCCAGCCTGGTCATATTCTGGTTGTAGTAGAACGCCTTTTCGGCGGTTATCCCACCACGGACCCAGCCGTCGTTGGTGTGGCCAGTGAACTTAAATCCGTCAAGGAAACCCATATCAGCCCTCGTAGCCCATCAAAATAGAAATTAGCAGCATGACCCCGGCAGCCACTCCAAGCCCAGCAGTCACGCTGATCGTGAATCCGCACAGTATCCCCGCGGACGCACCAGAGACGAGTGCCGTCGTGGCGACCCGCTCTTTGATGTTCAACGCCCCTATGAATCCTGTGCCTATTACTGCCACCATGCTTAGCCCTGCCCAGACGATTAATGCCGGGAGATTCGACATGCCCTTAGCCTACGTCGCCTAGACGGTTCGCCGTGGTAGGTGATCCCAGGAGCGCTGAGGAATAAACTCGCGGTCTGGGTCATACTCATAAATAGAGGGGTCTGAGTCACTTTGGAAGTAGTTGTCACGACCTAAATTCCATTTGATGTTCTTTGGGAGTGGCGTCACCAGGAATACTTCGTCTCCGTCTCGGTCACCCCCCACAAAGTACACCTTCCTTGATTTCTCCGCTACCTCGGCCTTTTTTCTTTTCTTCGCGGGTGGTTTTGGTGGACGCCTACGTCGTGCCATTTCTCCTATACCAACTCCTGTGGCAGGATGGGAATAATCCTCTGTTATCGAACTAAGGAGGTGGCTAGGAACTGCCCTCGGCTTCGGCCGAGGGTGGTTTCATATTCCAACGTCTCATCCGAAGGCGCTCGTGCCAAGTAAAACCTCCCCAAACTCCGAAGTCCATAGGAGCGTCCAGTGCGTAGTCCAAACAGTCGGCCCGGACCTGGCACACTCCGCAAATCAATTTCGCCATCCGTGCCGAACCGCGGACCTTTTCGTCCGCATAAAAGATGGACGCAGACAGGCCTCGGCACTGTGCGTCCTTGATCCAGTCAGTTGGAAGGGCCTGATCGGACTTTATCAAAAGTCTTCGGTGTGGCACCTTCGTACCTCCGTAAAATCATCGGCGTACCGTCCCCAGCCCACATGCCCCAGGTGTTAAAACTCAGGTACTCAACGGCCCCCTCGTAGTCGAGACCCCTGCCCATCATGTTCTCGACCATGAGGTCTTCATCGTAGATGATGAGCGCTGGGGCGTTCATGCGAGTGGCATACCCCACGATGCAATCATCGAAGTCGTCAAAGATGACGGCCTCGGGATTTAACTCAGCGAGGTCGTCCCACCACTGGGAATCCCTCTCAGGCTGTTTCATCGAGCCACCCTCCATCCAACATCTCCTGGAATGCCTGTGCGCTTGCCGCCGAGGTCCCCTCTTCATCCGTGAGAATCACAACCCAGTGATCTTCTACGAGGCGGATCTTGGCGGTCCAGTCGTTCCCCGTAACCAGCCACCCCGACATGAGGATGTCGTTGGCCTGGTCCATAGGCCACGGAGCGATGTGGTGTCCCTCCTGCTCCAGGGATTCCAGAAGTTGAGCAACCTCGGGGGGGACTATCAGCACACCCTCAGGATACCCCCCGGTGCTTCTTTCGCAGCGGAATTGAGCGGGGAGGGCCGCCCTTGTATTCCATCCTCGAAGTGCCCGCCTTGTTCCCCTTCGGACCCGGCTCGTCCTTGGTGTAGACGGTCAACGTGCCCATCAGCGTCTCGTAGATGCGGAATCCAATCCTCTCATCGTGTGAATTGTCTTCGTATGTGTTTCCCATAGTGGAGGTGACGGGAATCGAACCCGTGTCCGAAAGGCTCCGATGTACGGCTTTCCTTCCGTCTAAACCTGTTCACCCCCGCGATCCATGCGGCTGGATTCTTTTATTGAGTTCTCGTAAGTCTTGTGGTGTTGGCTGGAACTCTATGTCTACCTCAGAGTTACACATGGGGCACACCATATCGTAGTGGTCTTTGTCTAGAAGCACGCCACCGATGTACCACCCACAGTCCCAGCAGCGATAGAGACGGTCTTTCCTTGGTTTACCCATACTGGCAGTCTACCGGCAGATGACATAAAACACAACCCTCGGTCTTATGGGCAACCCGTCCTGGGAAGATTTGACCATGGACACGACAGAATCCTGGGAGCACAAAGAATCCATCATGGATGGTATTTCTGCTGCCCTGGCATACGTCGAAGATCAACTAGAGGACCTACGGGGCCTCATGGTAGACGAAGACGAGCCAGATGCCCCAGAATGACGATCAAATCCTTCTGGAGACGATTGAACAAATCCAGAAGGCAATCGAAACCGCGGGCGACAAGGTCGCCGGTCGTGTGAAGGAGCGCGTGGGCGGTGCTCTCGGCCTATTCGATAAGGCCAAGGACAACATCGCATGGGTACTCGGCCTCCCGGCCGCCTTTGCGGGATCATTCGGATTCCTATGGGACTCCAGCGGCGATGAGGCCGCCCTTACTTATCAGGTACAGCAACTTGAGGAAGCAGTAGCGGAACTCAAGTCCGAGAACGACCTTCTCGGTGGTGGTACCAAAAACTTCTCGCTTGATATGAGCCAGGCACCTGGCGGCTCGATAACGGTTGTTATCATCGCCGCCGCCTTAGCAGCCCTCATTGGGTTGTTGATCTGGTACCAGTCGAAGCGACGCAGACGGCGGTGAAGCGCTTCCTGGCGACCTTGGTCGCCGGGGCGTTATTGGCGGCCGGTTGCTCAGGCGGAAGCAGTCAGGAAATAGTTGGGGAACTATTCCCGGCAACTACGACGGTGGGCGAACTGGTTCTACCCGCCCCAGACACAACGGTCCCAACTACCACGGTCGCCACCACCACCACGATTCCGCGTGATAGCACCCCTGCTCCCACCACCACGCCGGTCCCCACGACCACGGTGGTCCCGTTTGCAGACCACACTCTCGACTACACCCCCATACGGGACTCATTCTCATTTGAGAACTTCGGTGGGGGCAGGGCACCTGCTGATCTTACGGTCAACATGGCCCGTCGCCTCTACGGCGACCGTCAGGTCTGCTCAGACGTAACCGACAACCAATGCACCCCCTACCCGGTGATCCTCCAGTTGATCGCCCAGGCCAACCGGTCGATGCAGGGTGGATTATGCGAGGGCTTAACCGTCCTAAGCCTGCGGCTGGCAAACGACCCAACGGCGCTGGTTGGCTTCCAGGGCACCAAGACCGTCGCGGAACTCGTTAAAGAGGACCCAGCCCTTCTTTCTGAACTCGCCTACTGGTATGTCACCCAGTTCGCTGTCGAGGTGCAGGAGGAAGCGTCGGCATACCTGGCAATGCACCCCGTCCAATTGGCTGAGATTCTGCTCAGGGACTTTGCAACAGCAGAGGCGGGTGAACCCTCCACCGGTTACACCATTGGCATTTACAGCGAAATGGGGGGCCACGCCGTCACCCCTTATCGGGTCGTGGAAACTGAGAACGGTTATCGAATCTACATCTACGACTCAAACTGGCCGACCTCTGAGCGCTGGATAGACGTAGACGGCGGTGGGTGGTCCTACGCCCTAGCGGCGACCAATCCCACCGAGGAAGCGTCGGCATGGGGTGGGGGAGTCGGGACGATGGAACTCACCCCCATGCGCTCCAGGTCTGGGCCCTTCTCGTGTGGATTTTGCCCCAGCGATACAGACGAAGAGTCGGGAACGATGCTCACCGTCGCTTCCTCCGGCGACAAGCAAATGGCTATCAAGATTGAAACCGAGAACGGTGAGCGTCTGGGCTACTACGACGAGGGCTTCGTCAACGAAATCCCCGGGGCGACCTATCGCTACCTGATTTCAGGCCCCAGCACCGCCGACCCGGTGTTGGTGTTCCTCCCACCCGGCGTGGACACATTCAGCGCCGATGTTGAAGAAATTGACGTTCCCACCCCGACGGCTGCCGCTGAGACCCTCACAGAAGTCACCGAGGCCCCGTCAGAGCAGGAACCAGAAGAGGATACCCAACGGTTCTCCCTACTCCTACTCAACGAAGAGAAGTCGGTCCAGATCGAGGCGGCGATCGTCGAGGAACCCGAAGAGCCAGAGCCTGGTGTCCCTGAGGTTGAAGAACCAGAGGTCTCACTGATCGACTTCTCTGACGAACGAGTCGAGATTGCCGATGTCGAAGAAGCAACCGTCGCCATTGCCATCGACGCCCTGGAAGTGGAGATCGAACTCAACGCTGGACAGGCCGTCGAATTGGTCACGGCTCAGAAGGTAGAACCACCGGCACCAGAGCCCGGCGTACCGGATGTGCCGGTGATTGAGCCCGAAATACTCGACATTGCCATTCAGGATGAGGAAGGGGAGACACTCGCCACTGTTGCAGTCGACCTCACTGTATACCGGGTGGTTTTACCCCCCGAGCCAGTTCTTGACGATCGGGAGCCGACTGAAACGATCCCCCCGGCTCCAGCCCCTCCTGTCGTTCCTGTTGTTATTGAGATCACCTACGACGAGGCGGTTGGAGAAATCACCCAAGAGGAAGTGGTGGTTGAGGCGTGGGTGGCCTCAGACGCCGAATATTTCCAGGCGATAGCCGAAGATCGCATCGAGGAAGTGCTGGGTGAATCCTACGCCGAGGAAATCATCGAGCGGGAAGAGTGGATCGAGGAACCCGAGGAAGATGACTTCGATCTTCTAGCCGTCATCCTGGAGGTCGAAGACGACTACTGGGAAGACGAGCAGTGGGAGGAGGTTGACTACGACGACGAGTGGTTCGAGGAAGAGGCCGAGGAAGAACTCTGGGAAGAGGTCGAAGACCCAGAAGAGTGGTTCGAGGAAGAGGCCTGGGAACCCGAAGAAGAATGGATCGACGAGTGGGAGGAAGAGGAATGGTTCGACGAATTCGAAGAAGAATGGATCGAGCCCGAGCCCGAGCCGGAGCCCGAGCCGGAGCCCGAGCCGGAAGTAGAATCAGACGAACCCGAAGACTTGGATGGACTGACCGATGACGAAGAGCCAGAGGCCGAACCGGAAGAAGAAGAACCCGACGAGGGCAGCGAAGAGACACTTGAAGAAAGTGAAGAAGATGAACTCCCCGACCAGGCTACCGATAATCCCGAGGAAGAAGACGAATGGATAAACAACGACGAGAATACGGAGGAAGAATCGGAAGGCGAGAGTACAGAGGAAGAGTCGGCCGACGAGAATATAGAGGAAGGGACCGAAATTGAAGAAGAAGAACCCGAGACTGAGGCCGAACCAGAAGAAGAAGAACCTGAGCCCGAATCAGAAGAAGAAGAGCCTGAAGGCGAAGAAACAGAAGAACCAGAGTCTGAAGAAGAACCGAATTCAGAAACAGAAGAACCAGAGTCTGAAGAAGAACCCGAGGTGGTGGGAGAGGTAGAAGAAGAGGTAGAAGAAGAGGTAGAAGAAGAGGTAGAAGAAGAGGTAGAAGAAGAGCCGACGACCACCACGACTACCCCGCCGACCACGACTACACCACCGACGACGACGCTGCCGCCACCGACTACAACCGTGGCACCGCCACCAACGACAGTGCCGTCTTGGGACCAGTACGACGGGTGCCGTGGCACCTCAGCCTGTGAGAATGCCCCCGGGGGGTATGCCACTTGGGATGCCTACGATGCGGCCAACGACCCCACCTACTACGACGGTTTGGGAGAACCGCCGGGTGGATATGCGACTTGGCCTGACTTCATCATTGAGGTAGAAGCAGGAATAGTCGACCCAGAGGTCGCAGCCGACGTTCTCCCTGAAGAGATGGCCGTGGTGTTCATCCCCGAACCAGAGCCGCCGCCCCATGTCCCCACCATCACAGTGTCAACGGCCACGAACGCCATCTCGGAAACCCTGTCGACTCTCGTCATTACGACCCAGACCGGTACGGCTACTGCTTCGGAGGTTACTGCCACAAATGTCACCGGCACTGAAATCACTGCTGCGAATGTCACCGGTACTGAGGTCACAGGCACAGAAGTAACCGGCACAGAGGTCACGGCCACGAACGTCACGGGCACGGTAGTGACTGCGGAGACGACCTCCATATTGAGTCGTGACGCGAACGACGGCCACTGGCACACTTGGGAGACAACAGAGACTTCGACTGCTACTACGACAGATACGACGACTGCTACTACTACGGCTACCACGACGGCTACCACTACTGAGACTACGACTGAGACTACGACGGCGACTACTACTGCTACGACGGTCACCAATACCTTTGTCGATACGACGAGTGTTGTATCCCGCACCGGCATCGACACGATGTCCTGCACCTATGTCGACGGGGTACAAAGCGGGTGTAGCACTCAAAGGGCTTGGGACGACGAGGAAACCACAGTCACCGCTAGCGATCCCTACACCGAGGCCAGCACGACGAGCGCTACGGCAGATGTTGTAACGAGCGCCACGGCAGATGTCGTAACAAGTGCCACGGCGGATGTTGTGACGAGCGCTACAGCGACCGCTACGGCGACCGTGGTGGCGACAGAGAGCGAACAGGTCGAACAGGGCTGCTCTGAGGGCGGCTGGACAGGCATGGGGGACTGGTGCATCGTCTCATCCAATAGTCGAAGTGACTACGACTATGTCCAGTTCACCATCGATGAAACATCCAACATCGACATCAACGCTGAGTCAAACCTGACCTATACGCAGTTCGTCGCTGGCAACCATGA